CTATTCATCCGACAGAAATGAATATGGGGCAACTCCCAATACCAATGTGAGTGTGATAACTTTGGGACATCCGGGAACCTTACCGCTTTATAATAAAGAGGCTGTGAGGTTTGCCGTAAAAATGGGATTGGCTTGCGAAAGTAGCATTATATAAGGGTTAAATAGAACTGTACTAAAAAGGCAAAAGGCAAAAAGGCTCAAAAAAGGCATTGCCATTGGGATTGGAGATAAAAAGCTCTGTATCCCTAAAAGTAAACAAACTGTGTAAATACCATTTACATACTGTTTAAGTACTTTTTAAATCATCTAAAGATACTATTTGATCCTGATTAATACCATTAGTCACATAAAAAAGCCCATATAACTAGGCTTTTGATAATTTAATCACACAGGTAATTTATAAGATATTTATTAAATACGCTCTCTTTTTGAGGGCTATTTTTTTGCAACTAAAAGACGCTTTTTTGTTATTGGGGATGCAATTGGGGTTGCAATTGGGGTTGCAAAAATGAGTAAATACTCTACTTTTAATAGATACATAACACCTTAAAATAGCATCTAAATGCACAAATAGACACCTATAAACCATACTTAAAGCACGTTTTATAAAGTTTAAAAAAGAGATAAAGCATTGATAAACAATATATAAAGCACAAAACAGCCTATTTAAGTGTGTGATGGGGTGTACAGTTAGCTACAAAGGCACGAACTGTGCAGGATTTAGAGTGTTAAAAATTGACTTTCTTATCAATTATTTTTTTGATATAAAACAGTTTGTAAACCGTATTTAAGCTCATGGTAAAATCACTATACTCAGGTGAGTTATTTAGTGAGTGACATCTGATTTTACCTGTAGCTACATCATGTTTAGTTATTTGTTTTATCACTATTCCATCCCTAGACACTATGATAAACAGGTATTTATTTATTTGTAATTTACTACTCCAGTACTCTTTAGGCAACTCCTTAGCCAGGACTTTATCTCCCTCCTGTAGTTGATCATTCATACTGTCTCCCTCAATCTCAAAAACTAAATAATTACCTTTTTCATACTCTTTAGGTAGTAAAATTTTAGGTAGTGAGTCAATAAACTCCTGATCACCATATCCTGCTAGATATCCTGCTTTAGCATAATTGATAACTACAGGAGTGTGCATAAAATCACCATGAGGCACAGGTTTTCCATCTTTTATGAGTCCAGGATCTAGATCTTTATCTATAATCATATCACCATCTCCACAGATGAGCCAAATAGGATTAATATCACCATAAGATGAGAGTATTTTCTCAATTTTACTCACTCCTACATCCTTTACTTTGTCTAAAAAGCCATTTGATAGACCAGTTTTTGCATAAAATTTACTCTTGTTAATTCCCTTGTAACTAATGTATTGCAGTATTCTGTCTACTATCATGATAATTTTATTTAGATTATTTACTATATTTTGTTTTTTAATTTAGATTATTTACTACATTTGCATTCAACAACTACAAAACTACTTGTTAAATGCAAAGAAAGGAAGCAAATGTAATAAATCTAAATGACTTCAAAATAGAAATTGGAGCAAAACACAAAAGATCTCTAAGAAAAAAATATAACTGCTCAGCACAGGCTGTAAGGGATGCATTAAATTTTGTAAGTAATTCACCTACGGCTGAGAATATTAGAAAGGATGCAGGTGAGATGCTACAAAAAGAAATTGATAAACTGGAGACAATTAGAGTGAGTGCTAAATCATAAAATCTAAAAATTATGTTTGAATTATATAATAATACAATTTTGAGCGTAGAGGCTGGATGGCTTTATGGGGATGCTGAGATCATGTCACAGTCAAACTATAAATCATTATCTAGCAGAGGTAAATTAAATATACTTAGGAGAGGATGTAGAAATACTCCAGCACTAGTAGAGTATGCAAGTTTACCACAAAGATTTAAGGATTTGATTGTGGCAAAGTTTGGAGATCCTAAAGGGACTCAAAAAAATTACAGCTTTACTGAGATGATAAAGCCTGATGATGAGGCTAGAAAATATTACAGCTCATTTAAGCTGGCTGATGGTAGAAATTTAAAGCCTGAGAGACAGAGGCAGTATATCTGTGAGGCTGAGATTTTAAATACTTGTAAATTAATCATAGGTAAATCTGCAAAAAGAAAATCACTAGGAGGTACTAAGTCCAATGTGTGGAGCAAATTAAGTGAGATAGTAAATCAGCTAGATAAAGCTACTTATCCTCATAATTTACCTAGTAATGCTAGGAGATTGAAAGGTGATAAAAACACTAGATCTTATAGTAGGTATGTAAAAAATGGATACACAGGATTGATCCATAAAGGATACTGTAATGACAATTCGAGAAAGGTCACAACTCAAATAGAGAGCTTAATACTTAGCCTTTACTGCTTACCTAATAAACCATTTTCAGCATCAGTACATGATTTGTATCTGCAATTTTTGGGAGGAGCTATAGATGTAGTGGACATCAAAAGTGGGGAGCTATTTGATAGAGAGGAGTTTTATGAGGATGGAGTGCCAGTAACAATATCTGAGGCTACAGTGTGGAACTATTTAAAAGATCCTAAAAATGAGCTGATAATCAAAAAGCAGAGGAATGGTAACTATGACTTTAGCCATAAGCAGAGACCTCATGTAAATAGAACTGCTCCAAATTACTCACTGAGTAAAATAACACTGGATGATAGAGATATAATGCACACTAGACTCTTAAATGGAGGTAAGGTGATGGCTTACTATGCTTTTGATGATATGAGCCAGGCTATGATAGGTTACTCACACTCTAAAGAAAAAAATCACCAGTTATTTATTGACTGCATTAAAAACATGTTTCTCTTTTTGAATAACAAAAATTTAGGAATGCCAATGCAGATGGAGGTAGAGCATCACCTGGTGAGAGATTTTAGAGATGGACTGATGAAAGCTGGCAATGTGTTTCCATTTGTGAGATGGTGTAATCCTACAAACTCTCAGGAGAAATATGCAGAGCGTTTGATAGGATCCAAAAAATACGGAGCTGAGAAAAACAATAACCAAAATGTAGGGAGGCACTACTCTAGGAGAGATAGTAATAGAGTGATTAATCAAAAGATTTTTGATGCACAAAATGACAATTACAAAGAGGCTAGAGCTAGTTATGATGAGATTGTAGCTAATGAGATCCAGGAGATCAATGAGTATAACAATGCTTTACATCCAAATCAAAAGAAGTACAAAGGGATGAGCAGGATGGATGTATTTATCTATCACACAAATCCAAATTTAGCAGAATATGATAAGCCTTTACTGGCTCGATATATTGGAGAGAGGACTCAGACATCTATCAGGAGATCTCAGTATGTGCAGATTTTAGGAGATAAATATCAGTTAGAAAGTCCTGAGGTGCTGTCTAGATTAGCTCCTAATGATTTTACTGTAGATGCTTATTACATCCCAACTGCAAAAGGAGAGATTAAGGATGTTTATCTATATCAAAATGAGTCTTATATAGCAAATTGCAAGCCAGTACCAACTTTTAATAGAGCTAATTCAGAATGGACTGAGGAGGACAAAGAGGGATATAAGGAGGCTATGACATACATCAGCAGATTTGATAAGATGGTAAAAGATGATGGCAGCAGGCTGCACAAAGTGGAGATAATTAAAAATACAGATTATAAGGAGGAGATTGATGTGGTGATAGTGGATGATGGAGTGATAGAGGATGATTTTGATGAGATAGTAGAAAATTACGATACAAAAGATATTAATCAATCGGCTTTTGATAGCCTATAAAACCTATAAAAATGTTAAAAAAAGAGCAAAAACAAACGATTTTAAATGAGGTAAATCACCAGGCTAACAGGTTCCCATCTGCTGCTAAACAGGCAATAAATTTAGGGATCAATCCCTCACAGCTGAGCAGGATAAAAAAAGGAGATTTTGATGCATTAGGTGAGAATAGCTGGATAACTATAGCTAGGAGATTAGATGTAGATCTGTCTGAGTCTAAAAAGTGGGTGACTGCTGAGACTCCAGTATTTAAAATGATTTATAAGCAGCTGGAGGCATGCCAGGCTTTATCAGTATCAGGGATTATGTGTGACATAGCAGATATAGGTAAGACTCACACAGCTAAGATCTACAGCAGAAAAAACAAAAACGCTATTTACATAGACTGCTCACAGGTAAAAAATAAGCAGAAACTGATTAAGAGAATAGCAAAAGGATTGGGAGTAAATCACTATGGAAAGTACTTAGATGTGTATGAGGATCTAGTCTACTACATCAGGACTCTAAATAATCCTCTTATCATATTGGATGAGGCTGGAGATTTAGATTATGGAGCGTTTTTGGAGCTAAAAGCTATGTGGAATGCTACAGAGGGAGCCTGTGGATGGTACATGATGGGAGCTGATGGATTAAAAAAGAAACTTAACTCTAACATTGATAAGCAAAAGGTAGGATATACTGAGATTTTCTCTAGGTATGGAGCAAAGTATCAGAGGGCTACTCCAGCAGGTAATGATGAGCTACAGGATTTTAAAAAGACAATGGTGGCAATGATATCAAAGGCTAATAAGTCTGAGCTACCTAGTAGTGTGATGTACTCTAAAACTGGAGGGTCATTAAGGAGGATAAAAACTGAAATTAGAAAACAAAACATAGCTTAAAAACATGGCAAAAAGAGCTATATCAATAGATGATATCATGAAAATGAGATTTAATATAATGGACTTTAGTGGAGAGTATGAGGCTAGTTTTGGTAAGCCTGAGATGAGTGGGACTTGGATAATTTGGGGACAATCATCAAACGGTAAAACCAGGCTAAGCATGCAGCTCTCAAAGTACCTCACAAATTTTGGCAAAGTAGCCTATAACACACTGGAGGAGGGAGCTAGAAAATCCTTTCAGAAAGCAGTAGAGGATAATAAGATGTGGGAGTGCAAAAAAGGAAAATTTATAATCCTGGATGGCGAGAAATATGATGATTTAGTGGAGAGACTAAGTAAAAAGAGGTCACCTGAGATCATTATCATTGACTCCATACAGTACTCAGGCATGGATATTAAGAAATACAAACAGTTAAAATCTTTGTTTCCTAAAAAGCTATTTGTCTATGTGAGCCATGCTCAGGGCAGACTGCCTAAGGGTAGACTAGCAGACTCTGTGAGGTATGATGCAGATCTTAAAATCAGAGTGGAGGGATTTAAAGCCTTTCCAGCTGGTAGACTAAATGGAGGAGGTTTTCCTTTTACCATTTGGGAGGATGGAGCAGCTGACTACTGGACTGACATTGAACAATAATAACAACATCATGAAAACTGACTATATAAATAATTTAACCTGTACCTATGAAAACAAAAAGAGAAACAAAACCAAAGCAAAAGAGCCACATACAAACAGTAAAAGAGGCTTACTCCTTAAATCTACATTTTCTAGAGAGGGCAGTAGGATTATCTACAATAGATTACAATAATGCTCTTTTTGATACCTGCCTGAGCTTTTTAGAGGAGATATATCCTCCAGGCTCACCTTTCTCTCATTACTATTTTAAAACAGCTGAAAAGGATAAATTTTGGAGCTGGTTTAAAGCTGAGTGGATGCTATTTGAGACAAACTACATCCATCATTCTAGAAAGTCAAACACTGAGATAACTAAAGATAGCTGGACTGAACACATGGAGCAGATGATAATGGATGGAGATGTGGAGGATAGCTACTATAATATTTACTTAAAATCTATTAGAAATGAGAGATTATAACAATGAAAACAAAGGAGATCCTAATTATCTACAAGATTTAGAGGATGCAGTAATCCTAACCAAAGCACTTTATGATGATGCTCAGCAAAGTTATATAGATGATAAGATAAAAGTGTCCTCTCCTGATTGGGAGGACAGGGTAGACAGGATAAACCTAACAAGGCTAAACTGGCTCACTGCAAAAAGCAGGATAAAAGGACTGGATAAGGAGTCTCCAGTAGTAAGCTCTCAAAAAGCTAATTTACAATATTTTAGATAATAATTAATAACATATAAAAACAACAAAAACCCAAAAACAATGGATTTAAGTAAAATGAGTACAGAGGATCTAGAGATAGCTCTAGCCAAAAAGAAAAAAGCAGATAATGCTAAAAGAGAGAAAGCCAGGAAAGTCTATGAGACTGATAGAGACCAGTCAGTGCTGTCAATGATGGAGAAAGCTGTGATTTTAGGATCAAAGATGGAGGAGTTTAAAGGAGCTTGTCATACTGAGATGGATAGCCAGTCTGAGAGTTTAAAGTCTTATGGTACAATGAACAAAAAAAGTAAGGGAGGATTTTCTATCACTCACTCATCAGGAGGTATGAGAGTGACTAGGACTAGATCCACTCAGCCTCATTGGGATGAGAGGTCTCAAAAAGCAGTAGAACTAATAAAGGATTTTTTAGGTGATGCTGTAAAAAAGAGAGACCAGGATCTGTATGAGATACTGATCTCATTTATACAGAAAAATGATAAGGGAGACCTGGAGTATGATAAAGTGATGCACTTACTATCTCATGAGGATAAATTTGCTGATGAGAGATGGAGTGAGGGATTAAAACTGATCAAAGAGAGCTACTCAGTACACGTGAGAGGATATGGTTATGAGTTTAAGTCCAAAGATGCACAAGGTAAGTGGCAGACTATAAACATGAATTTTTCAAGTATTTAAAATGACTTTAAATCAGTATTATAAATCAATTAATGAGCTATTAGCTCCACACGGCATGGGTATCATGTTGTGTGTGGCTATAAAGCTCTACCAAAAAGATTGGAGTGTCACTAGAGCAGCTGGCACTTTTTTAAATCTAAGCGAAAAGCTAAAGGCAGATTTAGCAAGTATTTAACCAATAAAAAAAGAACAATGGCACATTTTAAAAGGTATTTCTCACTAGAGAAAATCATAAAAGACAGAGGTATAGATGTGGATAGAAAGGATTTAGTAGGGCAATATACTGAGGGAGGTTTAACATCACTCAGGGCATTAGGTAAGGCAGGTAGTTATGACAATTTTTGTGCCTGGATAGAGAAAACCTATGACATAAATACAGCTGACTCTCCTGAGAACAAAATGAGGAGAAAAATCATCATGTTTTTTAGAAAAATGGGATACACCAATGGAGATGCTGTAGACATGGAGAGAGTAAAAGCGTGGGTATTAAAATATGGATCCCTAAAAAAGGATCTTAATCAATACACCATGAAAGAACTGCCTAAGCTGGTGAGCCAGGCTGAGATAGTTTATCAATCATTTATAAAATCACTTTAGGATGGATAAGGTTTTATATGAGATAAATAATGATCCAGTCTCCTGTAGTCTTAAAGTTACAGAGGATGATGCTGGAAACATGCACTGCACAGTCTACACTCAGACAATCATGTGGGCAGGAATTTGCCTACCAGCAGGAGACACTCTAAACTGTTATTTACAGGATGAGCTAGCTCAAATAAAAAGGACTTTAAAAACTCTAAACAAAACAAATGCCATCTCAAAAAAAGGATTGAAATGGCTAGAGTCAAAACTAGAGGAGAGATTTGCTAAGCTAAAAAAACCAAAATCACAAAAAAAACCAATAAAGAGACTGGAGCATTAATGCACAGTAAAACCATCATTAAGGGCAAAAAAGGCACTTAATGACTGGTATAACCGACAATAAAAAAACAACAAAAACCAAAAAAGATGAAAAATTTAACAACAATTACACTGCTATTATTACTAGCATTTACCAACTGTAAAAAAGAGAATACACTAGAGCCACAGTGCCAAACCACACCAAAAGCAGAGACCTGTGAGTGGACACTGGAGAGTGCTGAGTATGTAAACAGGAATAGCTCAGATAATGCTATCACCTTTAGGAGACCTGTCACTAGTTTTCTATTTAATTATGATCATAAGCTAAAGGCTGGAGTCTACTCTCAGTCAGCTATTGACTCAAATAATTATACACCAGTAGGAACTTACATAGGTAATCAGCTCACTTATAATATAGGAGGAGGACTGGTCTATGTGATTTTTTATGAGGAGAGTAAGCTGATCCTGGAGAGGATCCTCTACTCAATTGATACAGTTACCTATGTGACTGAGAGAAATACATTTACAGCTAAAAATTAAAGGAATGATTAAAACATCAAAACAAATATTAGATCAATTTATAGAGGCTAACTCTCCATTTGCCACACTAGTATCATCTGATGATGCCATTAAGGCTATGGAGCTGTATGCTGATCAGTTTAGAGGAGAAAAAACAGAGGTTACAATCAATGTGGATAAAATTATGGATACAGCTATGGATAATGCAGCAGCTTTGATAGCTAATAAAGCTCCCTCTCAAAAACCTAAAATTTACATAGCAGGCAAAGTCACAGGAACTAAAACAGAGGAGTGTGAGGAGAAATTTGGATCAGTACAGAGAAAGCTGGAGGCTCAGGGATATGAGGTGATAAATCCTCTAGAGGTTGTGGGTGATCCTTTTGCTGATTGGATACCAGCTATGAAAAAATGTTTAAGAGCTATGCTAGGATGTGAGCAAATCTATTTTTTATCAGACTGGAAAGACAGCAAGGGAGCAAAGGTAGAGCATACTTTAAGCTGGCTGCTTAGGTATGACAAACAGTATCAATCAAAATAATAATCATCATGAAATTAGAATTTAAAGCACATTTTGAGTGTAAGCTATTGGATGGATCTAAAATCCACACTATTAGGAGAGGTAAAGGACGTAAAATAAAACAAGGCACTGGTCTAGAGCTGATGCACAAAGAGAGAGAGATGGCTCACACTGTCTGCACAGGTACTCAGAGGGTATTTATGACTTATCAGTGGGGTGATTATCTGAGTATTTCAGTAGGTGCTAGAGAGATCACTCACAAAGAACAGGAGGATTTAGCTTTTAATAGTGGATTTGAGAGCTATGATGATTTTTATATGTGGTTTTTTAAAAAGATAGAGGCTCATCCTGATGAGTTGTACTCAGGTAGGATTATTCACTGGACAGATAAAAGATATTAAGATTATGAAAAGAAAAATAGGAGCTTTAATATGGAACACATCAGAGTGTCTAGGATTTGGATTAGGGAGGTTTGCTCCTGTAGTTTTTGGCTGGATGATTGGATCAAAAGGACAGAAAGTAACAGAGGGAGATCCTGCACCACACAATCCATCTAAATTGATTACAGTCTTAATATTAATAGCAGCTTTTGCTTTTGGAGTTGGATCAGCTTATTTAATACAAACACAATTATTTTAAATAATGGCAGAATTAACAAGAAAATACAAAGTAACTTTTAATAGTTATCCTGCTGAGTTTACAGTAGTGTACTATAATGGCTCTTTTAAGAGGATTGTACATGATAAAGGACAGATAGCTGATAAGTTGTGGCAAAGCCTCACAAAAGCCATCCCTAGAGATGAGAGTGCTATTAAAGCATTTAGTGTAAAGTTTGCTGGTAAAATGAAGATAGAGAGAGTCACAAAGGATACAGATAAAGATGTGACTCTTTATACTCATTTTTTAAGATCTTACTGGCAGCTACACATAAAAGAGTGTGATGGGAATAAGCCAGTAATGAGTAAATCTGAGGGAGCTAACTTAAAAAAGATAGTAGCCTATTTCCAGGAAAACTCAAAGGATGATAAACAGGCTCAGCTAGATTGGGAGGCAATTCTTAGAGACTGGAATAAGCTCTCAAAGTTTTATCAGTCACAGATTAAGCTGAGCCAAATCTACAGCAATTTAAGTAATATATTAATACAGATGAAAGGCAATAAAAAGGCAGTATCAAAAGGATTTGATGATGTTGTAATGCCTACAGATGAAAAATTTTAACACATGGCAGGAATAATATCAAATTTGATAAAAAAACAGTGGGGAGATGTGCCTGCTGATAATGAGATGAGTGCTGAGCAGAGCAAAGAAATTAAGGAGTATTATGAGCAAATAAAAAGACAGGAGGAGTGGAAAAAAACTAAGTTAAAAATGGAGGCTAAAGATTTATATACTCTCTTTTTAAATAAAGCTCATGAGGTGATGCCAGCAGGTAAAAATTTTGTAGTAGATGCAGAAAACAAATATTTTTTAAAGACGTTAATGTACTACTTTACAGATGATCCAAAGTTTACAAAATCACAAATAGTATCTAATGAGGCTAGCCTTACAAAGGGACTCCTGATCACAGGTAAGCCAGGTTATGGTAAAACTATGGGATTTAGAGTGATACAAAAGCTCTTTTTACCATACAACCTGGAGCAGTATCCTAAAAAGCTAAAAATACAATCCTGTAATAAAATAGTGATGGACTTTAATATCAAAGGGACTGAGACACTGGAGAAATATATCACTGGAGGCAATTGGATTTTTGATGATTTTGGAACTGAGGGACAGGGTAAATTTTTTGGATTGACAGAGGAGGTGATGAAGGTGATCCTGGAGAGGAGATATGATTTATTTATTAATCATAAAAAACTGACTCACCTCACTAGTAATTTAACTCCTGATGAGATCAGGGAGGAGTATGGATTTAGAATAGCCTCCAGGCTGGATGAGATGTTTAATATAATTGTAGTATCAGGAAAGGATAGAAGAAAATGAGCAGCAGCACATGGGACATAGAACTAAGACGAAAGCGAGACACTAGGATAGTGGAGCGTTTTGTGTACCTGTATGAAGTAAAAAGAAAGCGTTTTGATGATACTATCTACGCTCTAAAGTGGGAGGAGTTTTTCCTAAAGGAGAGGACTCTAAAGCAGATCATAAGAAAGGGAGGAATAAATCTGCCATATAGAGAGCAGCTGGATCTAAAGCATGAGCTGGGGATCAGTTTGGGACAGGCTAGAAATAATAAGCTAGTAGAGAGGTTTAATCACCTTACCAATGACAAAAGGATGAGGATTGATGATGCTATAGATCTGCTGGGACAAAATGAGTTTTACCTCAGATCCAATTACATTGAAAAAATAGCTTTTAAATGGAATCCCATCACAGAGACACAAACAACTAAAACACTATTTGATCAATAATTAATATATTTACAAAAAAAAGAGTAAAATGACAAAAGAAGAAATAAAAAGAGAGGTGCAGGCTCAGGTAGATTTTAAAATAAATGAGCTTAAAACTGGTTTAAAAAATGCAGTGGATAGGAATTGGGCTATAGCTTTTCAGCAAGGCAGTCCAAAGCACTCAAATTATTATGAGGCTTTTAGAGAGATGATGGGGATGCTAAAAAAAGAGGCTGAAATGGCTACACCTTTTGATAAAATGGCAGCTCAAAAAAAAAGAGTTTTGAGAGATGCTGCTGTGGGTAAATTGGTTGCTAATTTTTGCAAAAGAGGTGACAGAGATTATTATATTAAAGAGAGATTAATAGTATCTATTATTGAGGATGCTCAAAGAATTTAAGGTGCTTGACACCAAAAAAAAACCTGATAAGTTAATTATCAGGTTTTTTTTGTGTCTCATTATTTACATCTCTCCAGGCTTTGTGATCCAGCTCCAGTGTGATCATTTTCCTTAGGAGTGAGTTATTATCCTCCAGGATCTTTGTCTGCTTTTTTGCCTCATCTAGCCTGGTATTTATTTTGAAATACCACACCATCACCTCTCTTAGTATCAGGAATAGTAGTAAACATATTCCAATGAGGATTAATATCTGTTTAAAGTCCATTTAATTAGTGTTTTTTTGATTAAGTTTAAATGTACTAAAAACTCACCTAAATGAAAAAACTAACTGAATTTATTAAAAAAACATGGCTGTGGGATTTATGGTTAATTGCTTTCCCAATTCATGAGGAGGACTCTAGGGAATCACATAAGGACTAGATGTCTCAGGTGTAACTATAGTTTTCTCTCTTACTACCTCTACATCTACTTTTTTCTCTGTAAGTTTTGCAGCTGTACTGGCACTGTTATCAGTAATAGTAGCTTTGTATGTCATAGTTTGTACAAATTTCTCATCATGATTGGCATCCTCAGCACTAGAGATCCTATCTAAGCTCCCAATGCAGTCAGCTTGAAAACCTTGCATAGCTTTATGCACTAGATCCATGTAGGCATCAATCAAAAGAGCTTTGTCTTTATTGTCACTAAAATAGTTATCATCAGCTATAGAGTTGACTCCTACATGTAACACTATCAAAGTATCTCCCTCCTGGATCCCTCTGCTTTTGCTTTGCCATTCAGTATCCAGGAACTGGATAAGGATAGCAGGATCAGACAGAGCCAGCTCCTGATCATCAGAGGTAAATTGATTGTTAAATCTAGCTATAAAGTCCAGTTTACCATGATCTGCTATAATTGGAGCAGTATTGAGATACTGATCTAGTTTCTCTGCTATTTTTAGGTATAAATTTGCGTACATAATTGTCTTTATTTATTCATTATTATTGAGATTTTTCTAGCTAATTTTTTGTTAATCCTGTAGTCCAGGACTTTACTATTACCTATAAATTTTCTCTGAGGGATTTTATGATCCATCTCTCTAGTAAATGCCTCTACTTTGTATTTCTCACCAGTTTTTCTGCTAGTCCTCCTGTGACTTCTTACTCTTTGCGTTCCTTTTATTGTAGCTCCATTATTATGTGCCTCAGCATACGGTACATCAGCAGAGTAGACTCTTACACCTTTTGAAATAGCTCTATAGTGAAAGGAATTTTTTAACCTCCCTGATTTTACCAGGATAGCTCTCCTGGTTTTCTCATTTTTTTTCCTATCTACCCACTTTTTAAATGGCAGATCTACAAATCCCTCCTGTTTAAAGTTGCTAGCTATGTGCTTTTTAGCCTCTACACCTACAATTCTAGGAGCAGATCTCTCCATAAAAAGTCTCACATCTCTCCTCTGCTTATCTAGTGATTTACTGTGTTTTATTGGCATGGCAATTAATTTGATAGAGCCAGCTCTCCATCATGCACAGCTCTGATAAAAATCTCCTCTATTTGTCTAGATAAATCCTCAGGAGATAGTACACCTCCCTCTTTATTTACAGTCAGCTCTCTCACTAAATTCTGTATATTTACTGTTACATTTCTCACCTGTTTAGCTGCTCCAGTTATTCCTGTTAAGTTTCCTGAGGTAGATCCTCCTGGTGATCCTCCAGCATCTCCTGATCCTCCTGGCACAAGTGGAGGAGCTACTTTAGGAGTCAAATCATCTTTACTCAGGACTTTATCCTTTCTAAATCCTAGAATTTTGGACATGCTTAGCCCATTGCCTCTAGAGATCTCAATGCTATTTAACTCATTATAAATATCCTCTCTAAATTTATCAGTAAATGGATTGCCATTTTTCGTATTATTTGAAAGTGCCAGCCTCTCCTCTTTGCTAAATACTGACTGGGACATCTTTACAGCTAAATTTTGAGGATTATTGCTGTATTTATTTATAAATGCATCATGATCAAAATCTTTGCCCTGCTTACTCAGGAAAGTAACTAGAGCAGAGTCTCCTCCTATGCCTCTCTCAGCTGCTTTTACTTTTGCAGCTCTCTCCTCATCCATTTTGCCAGCTCTTTGATCAGCTGATGTACCTAGAATGTCCATAAATTTACCAGCTCCATCTAGGATGTCTATTACCAGTCCTTTTAATTTTAATAGTACTGGTGTGCTTTTTTCACCAAATTTGATCCAGGCTGCTGTCAGTTTATTATCTACTATATTACTCATGATCTCCAGGTCTCCATTTGCATTGGCTAGAGCTTTATCCATATTAAAATCAGTCTCATCAAATGCTTTGAAAGTGTCCAGCACTTTGTCTCCTGATCCTTTCAGTGTGTCCAGTAGTCCTCTTAGTCCCTCATTACCTCCTATCTCCTCCTTTAATGCAGAAAATCTAGTGTCACTCATGCCTTTTAACTTTGGCACAAGATCAGCCACAATATCATCCAGTTTCTTAGTGTTTCCCTGAGTGTCAAAAATCTCTACACCTAACTTTTTAAAACCTTTTATAGTCCTGGCTTTTGTTAGATCCTCAAATGCTCCTCTAGTTTTGGTAGCAGCTATATCTACACTTTTCTCATTGGCACTAAATACAGCAAATAATTTGTTAGCCTCATCAAATCCCTGATTAGATGCAGCAGCAGATTTGGCATACTCAGTCTGAACTTTAGACAATTGATCAAATGTGGTGATACCTACCTGCACAGTCTTAAATTGTGAGGCTAGAAACTGATCCATTTTCTCAGCTCCAAATCCATAGATTCCCATAGCTTTACTGGCTCCCTCTATAGATCCATTAAAATCTGCTTTCATTATTTGAGCAAATTTTCCAACCTTTCCCACAGTGATCTCTACCTCCTTACCGTATTTACCTGTAGCAGATTGTACATCAAAAAATGCCTTAGATGTTTTCTCAGGATTAAGTCCTTTGTCAAAACTAAGATCTAAAATGCTTTTTTTGAGGTTCTCTACCTCCTCAGTGGATTTGTTTAGATTAAGATTTTTAAGCTCTAAAAATTCATGATTAAACTTTCTAGCCTCCCTAGCTCCTTTGAGCATTGCAGCTCCAAAACCTAAGGCAGCAGCAGCTCCTAAAACCAAAGGGTTTTTGATCAGGCTGAGTCCTCTATTTAATCCAGGTATCTCTGCACTAGCATCCTTTAATCCTTTTTTTAGATTGCCTGTGAATTTCTTAGATTTTCCATCTACTTTGTCAAATGAGTCCCCTGTTTTTTTCTCAAAATCATCTACTGATTTCTCAGTTTTTTTGAATTTTTTGCCAAGTTTATCAAAAGCAGCATCACTCTTATCTTTAAGTCTCCACTCCCATACTGTACTATTACTCATAATTTTTACTATATTTGTGTCTAAGTGAGTTTAAATGGTGGCTATTTAGCCTTTACACCTTAATTTGCGTGGGAGCATTTAAACTCATTTTCTATATTCTAAAATCCCCAATCTAAAAGCATTAGGTTTCTGCTTATCCAATTTATAAAAGCTCTGTATACTAATCTCATTATCTTTTAATGGATTGAGAATAATCACAAAAGGATAATCCTTATAGTATTTTATAAATGTGGTGATAAATGCTCCACTCTTTCTCTTAGTCCCTTTATTGCTGCTCCATACTTCATCAGGTTTAGATAAAACCTCCTCTATCTCATCAGCAAATAAATACCTTTTACCTTTATTTATTGAGTCTTTCTCTAGGAGCCTATTGCTAAACTCAATTTTTGATCCAGTGATACTATCAAATACAATCCCTGTACTGTCTTTATTTGGGCTTATTTTGATTTGATCATCATACCATTTGGTATAGTCCTCTTTACTTTTTATGCCTCCTTTGTATTTGGCTAGCTTAGCAGGTTTATTGTATATATCCACAATCCCTCTCATCCCATAATTATCCTCAGCTTTTAGCTGCTTATCAAATCCTTTGGCATTCTTAAAATAGGGATGATCATCAGGCATAACAATTCCAGTTTTACCTACATTTGTCTTAAACATTTTCTGTTTTATCACTCCCTTTCCTAGACCTCTAGCCTCCTCTATATCAGTAGTCACAGCATCCTCATCCATTTGCTCTAGAGTACATCTGCATCCCCATCCATTTTGTGGTGCATAGGTATTCCAAAAATCATCCTCAATAGGTCTGATAATGCCATCTAGTGCCTTATGATCATTTCTCACTCTATCATCTCCCACAGTCACATATTTAAGATTAGGATACAGATCTGCATCCTCTTTAAATGCATTCCAATTCTTAGCATGTTGACTCTGTACTATAGCCTGGTTATATTCAGTTTTTAGCCAGTTGGTATTATACTGGAGATCAATATCTAGCACCTTATCCTTAAACTCAGCAAAAGTCCTCACAGATCCATCCTCATTGGACAGCTCTCCTCTTATTTGCTCAAACATTGAGAGAGATTTTGCACCACTAAACACATGGAGATTAGTCCTCAGTTTAGATCTCATCACATTATCAGGATGATTGTACTCAAAATCTAGCCCTATCCCCTCATTTACTGCCTCCTCAAATTGGCTAGCAGTTTCCAGGTATAAATCAGCATCTATCTCTCCAGCTTTCACCTCCTTATTAAAAAAGCGTTTGATCAATCCCTCAGATATTTTGGGATAAGTGATATTTAGTAGAGAGTAGTCTACAGGATCACACTTAGTGCAGTTTTCACTAGTGTAAAAATGATTTAAGGCTACTGCTAAAGCTCTGTACTTATTAGATGCAGCAGCCTCATTTACTTTCCCTCCTCTCCAGCTTTAGTCTTATCCTCTACTTTGGTATTAGGATCTGCTTTTTTATAGTCAGTAATACTAGAGTTATATTTGGTTTTAAAATACTCAGCCTCAATATCAAATAACTCTACCAGCCACTTATCAATCTCTGCCTGATCTTTTAGAGATAGTTTCTCATCATCATCCCATTTGAATTTTTTGCCCTCCAAAGGATATCCATGAGATATTAGGAAAGGGATCAGATCCTCATTGATAGTAAACATCAGCTCTCTTTTATCTGCACTCACAATGTCATTAGTCACATCTGCATGCACACCTGCCTGTGAGTGGCTAGATCCATCATCTACAATCATAGTAGATCCTAGCACTCTTTTACTCATTCCTTTCTCAGCTCTCTCTATCCTTTTGTCATAGACTTGAAAAGCATCTTTTTTGTTAGTCTCTACTATTTCAATCTCTGAGCTTTGATCAATCATAGCCCATGCATTACGTCCCATATTAGCTAGCATATTAGCCATCTTAGTCCTTTCTCCAGTATTATTGCTGTCTACTTTACCTACTCTCATGGGAGCAGCAAACATCTCAGCAAACTCATCCCAAAAGATCCCCATGTATTTTTTAGAGATTGTGAGTGGTGTAGCCTCTAGTAATAAACCTAAATCAGTAGGACTCCCTACCTCAATAAGCCATTTAGAAATACCTCCCTTTCTATAAGAGTATCCACTGCTCACCTCATCATTAGGATCCTCCACATATACTCCATACTCAGGCTTTAAAAACCTCCTATCTACCTCCTCTACATTTTTAAACCTAAAGCCATCAGCTGTCTCTACCAGGTCTCCAAATTGGATCAAAGTATATCCAAATAAATTGGCATTCCATCCAAATGTAAGGAACTGCCAAAACCATCTCTTTTTAAGTAATTCAGTAGCCTCATTATCTACCTCTCCACTCTCAATGTCAACTATCTCAAAATCATTTTTAAGCATTTTCTCTAGCCTTACCTGGATCACACTTATCAGGTGATCATCTAGCAATGCATCTCTGTAAACATTATATAGCTCAGCTCTATTAGGATTCTCAGGATTTAAAGCCAAAGCATGTGCATTCCTCCAGGATCTTACATCATTCTCTTTTAATCCATCATACTTTCTCACTAATTTATCTACTAGCCTGGTGGCTTTTTGCCTACTCATGCCATCCATCAGGTTACTCAGTCTCCTTTTTGCTTGTATTGTCTCTCTTATCTCTGTAGGGATAGAGGTGATTTTATCAAATATGCTCATGTGTTAAAAAGTTTTGTAGTGTTATCTTAAATTGATCCTAGCCTCAGATCCATACTGCATATCAGCAGGCACAGTCTCTGATATTTCTCTCAGTGGTAGTGTAGGAGTGTTTTTTCCTTTTGCTACATCTTTAAGCCAGTTTATAGCCTCCTCAAATCGTAGCCCAACATCCTCAGGAGTTTGTCTATTTGGGATCTTTGCAAACATGTGATATACTGACATGTCAACTAAATACATTACTAATAGTGGATTTCTGTCAGTTGTAGTCTGAGCAAATATCACAGAGATATCAAATCTATTAGCTAGATAGGATCTCATTTGCTCCTCAGCAGCAGCCTCTGCAAAATCTCTCACACTGAGAGTGTCATTTTTTGTAAGGATATTAAGATTTTTAGTAGCTTGGTGACTTTCGTAGTCTATATCAGTTAAGTACATATTATTAAAAGTTTAGTATCATTTTTTGTAATTTTATTACCAGGATCTGCTGTGCTTTCTCTCTCCATAAACTGGCACAAAGTCAGTAGTCCTAGTGTTTTTTTGTAACATATAAATAGCTCCCTCATCTGCATCAGGACAATCATCATGCACCTTAGATCCTTTCTCAAAAGCTAGCAGCTGCTCTAGTCCAGTTTTTGTGTCCTCATCCTCTTTGAGTTTCTCATCATAGGTGATTACTCCTCTCTCATAGTATGGGCTTAGATTTTCAATCCTAGCAAATTTATTGGGCTTTTTTCTTTTGTCTCCTCTTATTGGTAGCTGATAGCCTCTAATCTCTCCCTCTACTTTAAACTGCTCCAGGAGCATGTCCTGTAGGAAATTAGCCTCCATCCAATACTGACAGCTTACTCCCTCAGGTAGAGACTGATGTACATCATAGTAAAAGCTCACCATATTTGTCACAGTAGTCTGCCTCACAAATGATCTGAGCAGATATAATCTAGAGCCTTTTATAGCCCATAATCTCACAGCTTTATAATCATTTTTGGTACCATCTTTAAATGATGGATCTCCATACAGCACAAGTCCATCCATAGTGTCCAGCTTTGGGATTTTTCCCCAATTAATCCACTGCCCTTTAAAGATTGTCCCCTCCTCTACAGGATTGTTAAAATACTCCTTTTGAGATCTCCTGTATCCCATCAGAGCTATCTGCTCATTGATCTCATCTAGGGTGTATTTTTCTGTCCAGGTGGGCTGTCCATCTTTATTTAATGCATTTACTACTGTGTGATAAATGCCTTTTAGTCCTGCAAATTTGGCTATAATAGATTTTTTGTGGATCCTGTTACCTACACCTATAAATCTACCTCTCCCCATATCCATAGCTCCTAGCACAGCCTCCATGAGCCAGTCAAAAACTTTGTTTACTCTATCCTCATTCCTGCACATTTGATCATCATCAATATCATCAAATACAATGTAATCAGGTCTATTTTGTCTATCTCTTATCCCTCTAGGAGATTGTCCTCTCCCTAGAGCCATAAAGGCTATCCCCTGTTTAGTTGTAAATTGTCCATCCTCCCATGATCCAGCATTATATTGCTTACCGTTATCTTTAATAAATCGGTGATTGTACTGAAGCTCTGCCTGTAGATCTCCTAGTAGTTTGTGGGCACTTTTTTCAGATTTACCAATCACCAACATAAAATTTATCTCCCTATCCTCTTGTATCATTAACCACATAGGGATAAATATGGTAAAATGTGTAGATTTTGCATGCCCTCTAGCCCACTCAAATAGTCCTCTAATTTTCTTAGATTTTAGGACTTTATTTGCTGCTTTAATCTGAAATTTTGCAGTTTTAGATTTTGCATAATGTGGGAAATAATGCTCAACAAAAAAAGCATAATCTCTCCTAGCTCTTTTTATCCTCTCCTCCACATCCACAGGAGACTCTCCTATAGATGCAGTGGTAGCCTGCTGGACTGACTGGCAATGCTCCTCCCATTGCTTTAATGCTTTGCTTTTAGTTGCTGACACCTGCCTTATTATTTATAAATTTATCCTGATAACTATTATTTTCTTTAGTTAAATCAGCATTTAATGGGAATAAAAATTTATTGTACTCCTCAAAAACCTGTATATAGATAGCTAGGTCTAGATCTTTGTCTATAGTACCTATAGTTTTATTTATTTTAGAGATCTTGTCAGCCTCGCTATCAGTGATAGGTCTGCTCTCATCCTCAGCTGTCTTTAAAATCAAATCAATACCTGAGTATAATCTAGCTACTGTATGCTCTTTTGTGCTGGATTTTGCTGCTTTGATAACTCTCCATTCTTTACACCATTTGCCCATAGTTTTAGGCATTACTAGCACTTTCTCTGCTATCTCTTTTTGTGTAAGATTAGTATTGAGAAATAACTGTTTAGCCAGCTCCTTTTTTTCTGAGTTTTTCATGTGTTTTATTCGTTTTGCTCTATACAAAGATGCATCAAATACTACCTATATTAAACTGCTTAAATCTTTGACTGCATTAATCTGACTATTGACTGCAAACACCTATATCACAAAAATTAAGAGGTTTTAAAGCTATGGTTTTTTACTCCATATTTGTATCAGCAAATAGCCAAAGAATGAAAAAAACCTATTATACAATATCTAATAAATCAGACTCAGCTGAGATCAGAATTTATGGATATATACATCCTTATGCAAGTGAGGGAAACTCTAGGAGACTGTCTACAGTTTTAACTGAGTTAGCAGAGAAACACTCTAAGATTACTATAAGGGTAAACTCAGGAGGAGGAGATGTGGCTGAGGCTATAGCTATCTATAACATCATACAGAGTACTGATGCACATATCACAATAATAGTGGAGGGAATTGCAGCCAGTGCTATGTCATTTATATGTATGGCAGCTGATCATGTTATTATGGGTAAAGCCACAAGATTAATGCTCCACAAAATTAGTGGAGGAGCTTGGGGATCTGCAAAAACTATGAGAGATAGAGCTGACATGATGGACAGCTGGGAGGATGATCTTTACAGCCTTTATGCTGAAAAGACAGGAATGACTGAGGCTGAGATTAAAGCTAAGTTTTTCCAGGAGGGTAAAGACACCTGGATCTCTGCAAAAGATGCTCTAAAATATGGATTAGCAGATGAGATAGCAAAAGGTTCTATCAAAAAAGCTCCAGCTAAAAAGATTGAAAATGTAGATGATTTATACAATCACTACCAAACACAAATAGATAATTATTATAAACCAACAAATAACAAAATGACAAAAGAACAACTAGCCATGATTGGCTTACCTGAGAACGCTACAGCAGATCAGATCACAGCTAAGCTGACTGAGTTGAATAACAAATCAGCAGCTCCAGCTCCAGTAGTACCTGCTGCACCAGTAGCAACTCCAGCAGCAGCTCCAGTAAATGAGGCAGATGCTAATGAGTTAAAAACTTTAAGAGCTGAGAGAGTGTCCAGTTTACTAAACACAGCACAGGCTGCTGGTAAATTTACAGCTGAGGGCAGAGCTGCATTTGAGACAATGGCTAACAATGATTTTGACAATGCAAAAGCTGTCATTAACTCAATGCCAGGTAGAGAAAAATTAGCTTTTGATGGATCTAAAGGAGATGCAGCTGTAAATACAGATAAATCTAAATGGACTCTAGAGGAGTGGGTTAACAATGATCATGCTGGATTAGAAAACATGCAAGCAGAAAAGCCTGAGCAGTATATGGCTTTAATAAACAAAACATACTCAAACTAATTTTTAAAAACCGAATAAAACCACAAATACAATGGCAGGAATATTAAGAGAAATATGGACAGGTGAACTATTGACAGCTTTTAGAGCTGAGGCTAGTTTCATGGCAGGAATCCCAAACTACTCAAATAGAGTACAGGGTAATAAATCAATCCACTTGGTGGATGTTGGTGTAGATCCAGCAGTATTGATCAATAACAGTACTTTCCCAATCCCAAAAGCAGGGAGGGCTGATGCTGACATCTCTATCTCATTAGATAAATATGATACTGAGAACACTACAGTAACATGGGATGAGTTACATGGGATCTCATTTGACAAAATTAAGTCAGTGAACCAAACTCATAAGGATGCATTAGTAGAGAAAACTGGAGAAAAGTCTATCTATAACATTGCACCAGCTGGAAACACTTCAAAAACTCCAGTATTTGCTACAGTAGGAGCTACTTTTGCAGTAAAGGATATTATTGCAATGAAAAGAAAGTTTGATGATGCTAACATCCCTAGCATGGGGAGGAGATTAGTATTATGTCCTGAGCATATTGAGGCTCTTTTAGGAGAGAGTGAGGCATTTTCTAAACAGTACTCATTAGATACTGTAAATGGGAAAGTAGGTAGAATCATGGGATTTGATGTGTATGAGTACTCAAAAAATCCAGTTTACACAGGAACTACTAAAAAAGCATTTGGAGCTACAGCTGCACCAGCAACTGATAAAAACTCATCAGTAGCATTTTTTACTCCTAGAATGTTCCAGGCACAAGGTAAGATCCTGATGACAGCTATAAAGGCTGAGGATAATCCTACAATGAGAGAGAACGTAATAGGATACCAAATGTATCACATTGCTCTACCTAAAAAACAGGAGGGTATTGGAGCTATTGTATCTCAATAGTATAACCTAATAAACTAAAGGATAAGTAAATTATCTAAAGCTCATACCATACCAGTATGAGCTTTAGGTAGTACTAAGAGGCTGCATTTGGATAGACCATCTACAGCATTAATTAAAACCAATTATACACAATGAAAAAATTTACCACATTATTAATCAGCATGCTGATAGCCTTTTCAGGCATGAGTTTGCAAAAACCAAAAGAGATGCCAAATTTAGATATATCTGCAATAGTGCAGCATGATTTTCCTGCATCACAATACGTGAGAAAGGCAGTAGCTAAGACTCAGGTAGTTTTACACCACACTGTGAGTGGAGATGGAGTAAGAGGAGATATAGGACACTGGATGAGAAACACTCCTAGAATTGCTACAGCATTTATTATAGCTAGAGATGGAACAATACACCAGTTATTTAGCTCTAAATACTGGGGATATCATTTAGGATTAAAAGCTAAGCACTTCAATAAATTTGGATTAAACTATCAGAATCTAAATGCCAGCTCCATTGGGATTGAGCTAGACTCATGGGGAGGACTTAAAAAGATGGATGGATCCTGGTATGCTAGTCCCAATAAATTTGGAACTGTAAAAGGAAAGTATAGGAGTGTAATTATACCTGATGATAATGTAGTCACCTATGAGGATAGCTATAGAGGTTATGATGGATTTGAGAGATACACTGATGCACAGATAGACTCAGCAATGACTCTCACCAGGTACTTAGGCAATAGGTATGATATACCACTAGATTTTAATCCCAATTTATTTGAAGTTAATAAGGATGCATTAAGCAATAAGCCTGGAGTGTGGACACATACCAGTTTTAGACCTGATAAGTCTGATTGTCACCCACAGGATGAGCTTTTAAAAGGGCTTTTAAATTTAGTTTAAACATCAATTAATCACTATTTAAAGCACTTATGAAAGAAAATATTGACATCCTGAGTGCTTTAGCTGGTGGAGCTGGAGCCTTGATAAAAGGTAGGAGGAGAAAAAGAAAGTTAAAAGTTTTGATTTTAGACATGATAGTAGGTGTTATTTTAGGATACACCTCTATAGGTCTACTGGATTATTTTATGATAGCCTACAATGTAAAGGCTGTTATTTTGGTCTCTTATGTAGTTGGTTATTTAACCAATGAGCTAACGGATCTATTGGAGAGCTTGGTAAAAAAAGCAGATGATGTGATCATAGGATGGGTATCAAAAGATAAGCCAAACAGTGATGCAGAATCAGAAAACAAAGAAGAAAACGAACCCGAAATATGAGAATTTTAATCTACTTATTAATAATCATTTTGATCTCCTCATGTAGGACATCATCACTGATACAGAAAACTGACAAAAGCTCAGTAAGATCTGATAGCACATACCACAGCAAAATCATGAAAATTGACACTGTGACTATCCCTGCTGATACATTAAGAGTGGAGATACCTATCAGGATCTTTAAGAGAGATACTGTAATCCAGTACAGAAATGGCAGAGCATCCACTAGAATAATCTACAGAGATGGAAAGCTAACACTGGACACTAAATGTGATAGTCTGAGCAAATTAGTGCTTAGTTATGAGGAGAGCCTCTATAGATCACAAGTGGAGAGAGAGGTGCTAATAGAGATTAGCAAAGAAAAAATAACAAAGGGGATCCCATTCTATTATAAGTGGTCTCTGTGGATATCAATAGCCTGCATGATCTACATAGTAGCTAGTATATTCCTTAAAAAATTTGAAATAGTAAAAAAACCAATATCATAAATAATAAACCATGAAGAAATTAGCACTAAAAGCATTAGAAAACAATCCAAGTTTAAAGATAGTTTTTGTCACACCTGATAAAAACACATTCCCATCACAATCAGCAGCAATTAATCACTGTGTGAGTAATGGAGAGGATGCAGACAAAATCAAATCTTTTAACAGAGATGGAGAGGGATCTACTTTAGATTTAAAATCCAAAGAGGATTATGACTCACAAATGTCTGAGCTGCACAAAGGACAGGAAACTTTAAAGGGAGACCAGGAGACTGTGCAAACTGATAAGGCAAATTTAAAACTTGAAAAAGAGGAGTTTTTGTCTACTGTAGAGAAAGCAGCAGGATTGGAGGATCAAATAGCTGAGGAGAGAAAGCAGTTAAATGCTGATAAGAAAACATTTGCAGCTGATCAGGATGGTTTAAAGACAGATGTGGATGCATTTGCTGACTATAAAAAAGAGACTGAGGCTAAAATTATTGCAGCTCAAACAGAATTAAAAACCAATCAGGATACTTTTGTGAAAGCACAAGCTGATGCCAAAAAATCTAAATAAGAATGGGAAAGTTAATCATTAAAAGAGGTGAGGGAGGTCTAGGTAGACGTAACCCATCACAGGACATGGTGTCAGGATTAATGGCTGGAGGAGTAGCAGCTACTGGTCTAGCATTAGAGACTACATCAGCAAAGCTGAGCAGAGTAGAAGATGCTGAGGACTTAGGTATTAACCAGGCTTATGATACTGCAAATAATGTGTTAGTTTATTATCACATTAAAGAGTTTTTTAGGATGAATCCATCAGGATCATTATACATCAGATTGACAGCTCAGGCTAGCAATTCATTGACTAAGATGTGTGATTTAGCTAATGCTCATTTGAGAGAATTATTAAAAGATGCTAAGGGAGAGATCAGACAGGTAGGTGTGATTTTAAATCCACTTACATCTTATACAGCTACCATAACTGCTGGAATAGATGCAGATGTGACTACTGCTGTAGCAAAAGCACAATTATTGGCTAATGCTGAGTACGATTTAAAGAGACCTGTACAAGTTGTAATAGAAGGGAGGAGCTTTAGTGGTACTGTAGCAACTGCTGGAGATCTTAGATCATTATTATCTCCTGATGTGCATGTGACTATCCTACAGGATTTAGATGTAGCAGATAATCATGCAATACATGCAGGACATGCAGCAGTGGGAACTACCTTAGGGACAGTATCTGTGGCTAATGTACATGAGAGCATAGGGTATGTAGCTAAATTTAACCTAGCAGATGCTTTGGTGGGTGCTTTCCTTAATCCTGGATTAAGTTCTAAAAAAGCAGTAGCAGACTATGAGGCAGACTATGGTAATCTTACTTTAAAAGGTTATTTATTTGGGAGAGAGTACAATGGAAACACTGTAAAAAATGGGGTTTACTTTGATGATTTTCCTGCCTGTGCAGCACTTACAAGTGATTACGCTTATGGGAACACCAGGAGAGTAATTAACAAAGCTGTGAGAGAGGTGTATGCTAAATTGTTACCTAGAGTAAACTCACCAATTTTATTGGATGCATCTACAGGTAAAATAGAGATGGCAGTAGCCAAATCTTTTGAGGCTGATGCAGAGGAGGCTTTGAGTGTGATGCTACAGTCTGATGAGATATCAGGTATGGATGCATTTGTAGATCCTGATCAGGATGTCCAGGCTACAGGAGTAATCATGACTAAAATTGCTGTGGTAGAAATTGCTACAGGTAGGATTTTAGAGGTTGAGATAGGAATGACTAAACAATTAAATTAACACTAAAAAACAATGGCAAATAATACAGCACTTATAAATGGAGAGGCTCATGACTGGGTAGGTTTGGATGTAAATCTTTTAGGACGTACTGTGGAGGGGATCTCTGCAATTACATACGATCTAGAGAGAGACAAAGCAAATCACTACGGTAGAGGAGCAAAGCCAGTGAGCAGAGGGAGAGGTAAGAAACAATACTCAGGATCTATCACTCTATCAGAGGCAGAGCTTAATGCTATTGAGAATGCACTACCATTAGGAAAGGACATAACTGACATTAAGCCCTTTCCAATAGTTGCAAGTTTCAATAGAAACGGAACTTTTACAGTACATAAATTAATGCACTGTGAATTTACTAACAGAGGAGTAGATGTGTCTACAGATACTACTAATGCAGAGAAACAAATCACTTTAATTATAGGTGATATCAATTTTAAAGGAATATAAACCACAAAAAAAAGAACAATGGGAAAATTTACAGTTAATCCAGCTCAGATGAAGAAATTAAAAGATGAGCATGGTACAGTGACAGAGATCACAGTGTATGAAAAGCCTAATAAAGAGGGCAAAAAATTTAGATGTTTGATCAAAGATCCTTTGAGCAATTTGGATCTATTCTCAGCAGGGATGGATGTGTCTAGCATCATGACTAGGAAACTGTTTTTTCTAGACAATTTGATGATAGATGGTGATGAGGAGTTTAAATCTAATACAAAAGTGAGATTAGCTGGAGCTATCCAGGTTTATGACACTATTGAGATATTAGACTCTGAGGCAAAAAAGCACTAGCCAGCTGTCATATAAGTGATAAAGATAACCAGCAGACGTATGAGCATACGTCTGCTCTTATCAGTCACTTTTTACACATACCTTTCCCTGAGAAAATGGGGATTAAGTTATACACAAGAAAGCTGGCACAAGCCAAGTGGCTACAGAAATTAAAAGAGCTGGACAAAATCTAAAGAGAAATGGCACAATATCAAATTAATGCATTCGAGTTAACCAGGCAAATCTTTAAGATAAACGGATATGTACCTGAGATCAATGGTAAAGTTAATCCTGATTTTGAGTATGATGAGTCAAAAATAGAGACAATAAGAGTGGCAGAGGGATCACTCAGCTCTACATTTGGGACTCCAATCTATGAGAGTCTTACTCTTACCAAAAACAATGGACAGTATAAGTTTACAGATGCTCCACTAATGGATGTAAACAGATCTAAGCACATTGTATCATCAAAAGTACAAGGTATTGCAGGCAGTGTCCATGAGGTAATAGGTGAGCAGGATTTTGTGATCAGAATAAGAGGAGTTTTGATCAATGAGGAGGAGGATGATCTACCTCATACAAAAATAGAGGAGCTAAAAAAGTGGCTAGATTATAATGAGTCTATAGAAGTAGAGAGCAGACTTTTAAATCTACATGGGATCCATAATGTGATCATTAGGAGAGTCAACTTTCCAGCATCTGAGAAATTAGTAAATGTGCAGCCTTTTGTAATTGACTGTATTAGTGACAATGAAATAGAGTTAATAATACTATGAGTTATTTAGTAGGGACACACATCACAATAGGCAGTTTAGAGATCCCATTTGTGATGGAGGGGATTATTAAATCCTCCTGGAAAAACCTAACAGATACAGCTGAGATAAAACTCCCTAGAAAGGTAACGGTACTAAAGAATTTTACTGAGCAGCCAATCTCAGAGGTGATCAAAAAAGGAGATAAAGTCACTATAAAAGTAGGTTATGATGGAGATCTAAATACAGAGTTTGAGGGATATGTCTCAGAGGTAGTTACAGGAGTACCATTAACCATTAAGTGTGAGGATGAGATGTGGATGCTAAAGCAGAGCAGTAATATCCAGGAGAGCTGGAGAAATGCAACTCTAAAGGATGTGATTGACACAATAGCACCAGGAATAAAAACTCATGTACTGGACATGGAGCTGGGAGCTTTCAGAATAAATGATGTAAACTCAGCACAAGTACTCCAGGAACTTAAAAAGATGTATGGCTTAAAATCCTATTTCAAAAATAGAGAGTTATATGTAGGATTTGCTTATCCACTGGACACTTACAAGAAAGTAAAACATCACTTTCAAAAAAATATAGTAGACAGGCTAGAAACTTTGAAATATAGAACTAAAGAGGATATCAAAATCCAGTTAAGAGCTATCAGCATTTTACCTGATAACTCAAAAATTGAGATTAAGCTGGGAGATGCAGATGGAGCTTTGAGGACATTACACTACTACAATCTGTCAGAGATGGAGCTACAGCAGATAGCAGATAGAGAGATAGATGATCTAAAGTATGATGGATTTAGAGGATCCTTTACAGGTTTTCATTTACCAATTTGTGAGCATGGAGATATCACAGAGATCCAGGATGATCTATTTAAGGAGAGAAATGGATCATACTACATTGATGGAGTTAGTTTAAGATTTGGATACAATACAGGAATTAAGAGAGACATTGAGCTAGGGAAACTGGCTAATAGTGATCAAATAAAAGCAGCCAATGCCTAATATAAAGGAACTTATTGAGGAGATAGTAAAACCACTAATAAAGGTGCAGACTATGAAAGGAGAGATTATCTCTGTAGATAAGGAGGAGGATGTGTGTGAGATAAAGCCACTTAACTCAGGAGCTAATTATTTAGATGTGAAACTAAAATCAGTGATCAAAAAAACTGATACTAGATGTGTCACTTATCCTAAAGTAGGCTCTATAGTTCATTTTGCAATAGTAGAGAATAATGCAGCTGATACTTATGTGACACAAATCAGTGAGTTTGACAGCATGATGATTGAGGCAAAGGATATAAGTGTGGAGATAAATAGCTCAGGAGAGTTAAAAGTACAGGCTAAAAAAATTGAGTTAAATGGAGGAGCTTTAGGAGGATTGATAAAGATCCAGGATCTAAAAACTCAGATAGATAGAAATACAGCAGTTTTAAATGCAATACAGCAAATGTTTAAAGGTTGGACACCAACTCCATCAGATGGAGGAGCAGTATTAAAAGGATTGAGTACATCAGTGATCTCTTTACCTAGAGCTGATCTGAGTAACATAGAAAATAAAGATATTACACATGGTTAGAGATTTTATATCAGGAGATACAGCTGACTTAATCATCAAAGATGGAGATTTTGTGATAGACTACTCAGATAGGCATCACATTGAAACTCTAGTAAGATCTGAGAAAGGTGAGTTTAAGCAGAGTCCTCTCACAGGAATTGGTGTAATGAATTACATAAATGCACCACTCACTAGAGAAATAAAGACAAAGTTTGAAAAGGATATCAGGCTACAATTATCAGCTGACTCTTTTGAGATCACACAGGTAGCAGTAGAGAATTTTGAGAATATTATAATAGATGCAGAAATAAATGATTAAAGAGATTATCATACAAAGAGGACAAACAATGTTTGATCTAGCTATCATGCATTATGGAGATGTAGAGGGATTATTCCTGTTAATGGCAGATAATTCTATCACCTCTGTAAATCATAACCCACAGGTAGGTGATAAACTCAAAATAAAATCAGCAGCTATTAATCAATCAATAGTAGATTACTATACTAAAAATGAAATAGTAGTAAACAGTGGATTTGATGGGATACTTTTAAGAGCATTTAGCTCAGGATTTAGTAACGGATTTAGTTAAAATATTATGGCAGTAAAAACAAAAATACAGCTTTTATCAGACATTGCTACAGGGATACCTGATAACAATGCTGGAGCAGTTACTCCAGCAGTAGTGAGAGCTATTCTAGGAGATATAGTAGATACTTTAAAGGTTCAAAACAACCTAGTAGAGTTTGAGTATAAGGGTACCAGCTTTGGGCTATTACCTGGCTACTTTGAGAAAACTATAGATGTGAATGCAGCAGCTACTGTCAATCTACCTGATGGATATGATAAAGGATGGTGGTGTGTAGTTGCAAATGTAGGTACAGGATCTATAGACTGGACAGGATCAAACCCTGTACAGGTTGTAGGAACTAAGGCAGATGTGCAGTACACTAGTTTTTTAGTGCTATGTACAGGATTAAATCAATGGAGAGTAGAGGGTAGAACATCATAAAAATATGAGCTATAATAAAAACATAGGAGTAATAACTCAGGAGGTGATCACAGCTCCTCCAGGTATATCATTGGGATTGGATTTGGATTTTGATATAACTGATCCAGCAAGTTATCCAGGTTCGGGAGCAACATTGACAGATTTGACAGGGAATCATAATGCTAGTATGTCAGCACTACCAGCTTTCTCAAATGTGGCAGGAGTTTCAAAATTAACCTTTACAGGGTTGCAGACTATTTATCCTACAGGCAGTTGGTCTGCTACAGATTGGAGTGTAGGTTATTGGATTAAATATACAGCATCAAACAGACAATATCAGAGGCTATGGGGTATGAGTGGATATAGATTGGAGTTAGTAATACACTCTGATAGAATGCATATTTATGATGGAGGATGGAGGAATACAGGAGTCTATTTGACACCTAATACTGAGTGGCACAGGATAGATTTTGTTTATACAAACTCTCCTAGAAATTTCAAACTTTATAAGGATGGTTTACAGGTTTATACTGGTACAATAGGGAGAACAATGAGTGGTACTTTTAGGATTTTTGGAAGTAGCGACAATAGGAGACCTAGAGCAGATTTTAGCAGGATACAGGCGTACAAAAGGACTTTAAGTCCTACAGAGATTTTACAAAATTACGAACACAAAAAAGCATATTATGGCAGATAAAATGACAGTACCAGTAACAAAAGAATTTAGTGATAAAATGACAGGGATCCCTGATCAGTTAACAGCTATATTTAAGATAAAAGATGTAAGACAAAGAGCCAAAATATCAAAGTTGATCATTGATGTAGAAAATAATGAGATCCAAATACTTTGGTCTAAGGAGTTTTTAGATGAGGATAATAATCTTATTGATGCAAGTACTGTGATCAGGACTGCTCATGTGAGAGACATTCAGGAGGGAGGAGAGGCAGAGCTAGATGAGACTAATGGATACCCTAAAATGGAGACTTACAAAAAAAATGAGGATGAGAATCTGTCAGTGACTAACTGGTATGCTCAGCTAGGTAGAGTCATTTTTATACCAGCGTTGAGATTAGTTCAAGATTTAGCAGGGTTTAACCCTAAAGTAGATTAAGGTGGTTCTGACATTAGATAACATATTTGAGGTCTCATTTGAGGATAATCCTGTAAAGTACTCTAGAGTATTGAGAGAGTCCAACAAATGGAAAAGATATAAGCTGGAGAAAAAAATCAGTTTTTTACTTTCTAATGGTGAGGTGATCAATATACCTAAAGGATTTAGATATGATCTCTCATCAGTGCCTAGATTATTTTGGGCTATCCTACCTCCTGCTGGAGATTTTGATGCAGCAGCTCTCATCCATGACTATCTGTACCAAAACTCAGAGAAAGTGATAAATGAGTGGTTTGCTGGAGACAAAAAGGCAGCACAAAAATTTGCTGATTATGAAATGCTCCACTGGAGTCAGGCAGTAAATGGGACTATGAAATGGTCACTACAAAGAATTGATAACTATACTAGATTTTATGGAGTGAGGGCTTTTGGCTTTACTCAGTGGAATACAAAATAAAAAAGAGATGGCTAGAGAGATTAAAACTATATACAATGAGATGATAGCAGAAAAGGCTACAATGTCCTCCTTAAATGGATTACAGCCTGCCTCAGACAATGCTGCTAATTTATTGAGTGATTTGTCCTCAGGTAGTAAGGTAGCTATGTGGAGGCTCTTATTTTACATCATGGCTGTAGGTATTTGGATCCATGAGAAAATATTTGATACTCATAAGGCAGCTATAGAGTTGAGAGCAGCTGAGCTGTATGTGGGTACAGTGATATGGTATCATGCTCAGTGTTTTCTATTTCAATTTGGAGACACTCTCACCTGGAATGGAACAAAATACAACTATTCAACAATCACACCAGCAAATCAAATAATTAAAAGAGCCTCAGTGACAGAGGTGGCAGGTCAATTAGTTGTAAAGGTTGCTAAACTATCAGCAGGGCTGCCTATAAAGTTGACAGCTACAGAGCTAAATGCTTTTACTGCATATTTAACTATGGTAAAATTTGCAGGGACTAATTTATCTGTGATTAGTAGAGATGCAGATTTATTAAAAATATACTACTCAGTTAAATATGATCCATTAGTGCTGTCAGCATCAGGAGAGCTATTGAGTACTGCTGGAGTTTATCCAGTCCAGGATGCTATAAATAGCTACATCCAAAACTTACCATTTGATGGTAATTTAAACTTAACTCAGTTAACTGATGAGATCCAAAAAGCTCAGGGAGTTATAGATCCTGTGGTAGGAGTTGCTGAGGCAAAGTATGGGACATTACCATACTCTACAATAGTTAATAATTACAATGCAGATGCTGGTCACATGGCTATAGATCCTGCTTTCCCATTAAGCACATCAATCACTTACAATGTTTAATATAGATTTTCAAGATATAATCAATAAGCTATTACCAGCTGCATTTAGAAACTCAAATATAAAAGAGCTTTTATTTGCAATGATAAAGCCTTTAAAGGATCTTAATACATCCTTTAAATCACACAAAGATGTGATAGATTATGATCTACAATTCAATGGACAAACAATGTATTTAAAACATGTTTTAAATGATCTTTTTGATCCAACTCTTAGGAGGATTTACATAGAGGACACCAGTATTATTAATAATGTCTATGTAGCTACTAAAGCTGAGGGATCTGTAACTCTTTACCTGGCTACCAAAGCAGAGACTACAGCTCCTGTGGTTTATCTAGAGACTTTATCTGAGCAGGTCAATCAAATACATTTTAAGGTGAGAGTGCCTATAGCTCTTACTTTCTCATCAATTAAAATGAGGACGTTAGTAGATAAATACAAGTTAGCAGGGAAAAATTACACAATTCAAACATATTAAAAATGAATAATTTAGTTACAAATCAAGTTGGTAGAATGCCAATAGTATTGGATGATTTAGGGTTTATAAATAACTCAATAAAAGAAGTTTTAAAGGGTATAGTAGGACATGATGATACTACTGTAGTGATTATCAGTGGATGTGTTATTGATTTTCCTGCTCTATTTGCAGGGACTTTAAACATGACTACAGGCTTTGTGTATTGGAATGATGAGATTTTCAAAGTGCCAGCAGTATCAGGTATGACTTATGACTTCTCTGTGAGATGGGAGATGGTAGAGGTGAATGATCCAGCTGGATTAAAGACATTTGGTAGCTCATCAGTACATAATACATATAAGATAAGAACTGTAGAGGCTAGACAGGGAGGTACTCCTCCAGGAGGATCTGTGCTATTTGCATTAACTAAAAACATATTTGAGCTTTATAGAGCAGGTATGGCTGCATTTACTCATGTAAATAAAGTAAATCCATTTAGCTCTTTAAATTCGCCTAATTTTGATCAGACTACAGATAGTCCTCTTAGAGCCTGGAAAAATACAGATGGCTCAGTAAGTATCAAAGGAGAGTTAAAAACAACACTAGGAGGCTATGGAGTTGGCACAGTGGGACAGCTAAGCTCAGCATTTACTCCAGGACAAACTAGGAGGATAACGTATGATCTTTATACAGCAGGATCAGATCCAATAGCTAGAGGCTTTATGACAATCTCATCCACAGGTGCAGTCACAACCACAAACACACTGCCACTGGTTAATCCTCCAGCTGGAGCTATATTAAAGTTTAATGAGGCATACAGCCTGTAAATAGTAATTGATTAGGCTAGAGTGTTTTTTCTCTTTTTTTTGACCTCTAGCCCAAAGGAAAAGCCATCATACATTAGTGTGATGGCTTTTTACTTTTTGCACAGTTCGATTTAAAACGCTGTACAGTTCGATTTTGCGTTTATAGATTCCCGCCTTCGCGGGAATGACACTAAAGTGAATTTACAACCTATACCCTTCCAAATCCGTCTTCCTCCCAACTTTCTGCTGAATCGTATCATTTTCCATATCCCATCCTCTGGCTTGTGAGAATTCACGCCCATAAAAGATAATTTGTAAATGCAGTTTATTCCAAATCTCTTCTGGGAATAATCGCTTAGCGTCTTTTTCGGTTTGTACTACGTTTTTTCCGTTTGTCATTCCCCATCTAAACAATAATCT